CCTTGCTGCCAAGCAGTATTTCAATGGTTACGACAACTCCTCCGTTATTCCTGGTGAGTTGCTGATGTACCGCGTAGTGAACTCAGATGTCGCCGGGTACTTACTGTCTGGAAACCTGAAAGGTGTACCGCTGGCTACGCTCAAGGCTATTCCGGCTGGCACTATCACTTTGTCTATTGACGGGGTATCAACCACTAGCACTTCGATTGACCTGTCAACGGCGACGAGCTTCTCTGATATTGCTGATAAACTGGCAATAGGTATCGGTGCGAGCAAGGTCGCAGTTGAGTGGCGACCTATTGCAAACCGCTTTATTATTCGCTCGGCAACCACCGGCGCTGATAGTGAAGTATCCTATGCGATTGGCGGAGCCTTGGCTAACGGCCTGCTTCTGACTGCCGCAACCGCTGCCGTGGTTTCACCTGGCGCCGCCGCTACGTCGCTCACAGACACAATGAATGGTGTCATCAATACCCATAAGAACTGGGTGCTGTTTAACTCGTTGGTTGAACTGACCGACGATCAGAAGCAAGAACTCTGCGCATGGGCGAGTGCCAGCCATAACCGCTTTGGCTACGTGGTTCATGACACCACCGACGCAGGAACAGTGGCAAATAACGCCAACTGCTTCGTGCAGAAAGTCGTTGTAAAGAATGGGTATGAGAATGTTTTTCCGGTTTACGGCTCGTACCTGTACAGCGTTACCGCTCTGGCATATGCGGCGTCGATTGACTTTGCTCGAAACAATGGAAGAATCTCTTTCAAGTTCCGCGCTTTCCCCGGTCTTTCGCCTAATGTCAGCGATATGACAACAGCTAAGGCCTTGCAATCAAACGGTTATAATTTCTACGGATCATACGGTCTGAACAAAACCATGAAGCAGTACGCTTCTGATGGTGCTATCACGGGTAAATTCATATGGCTGGACAGCTTTCTTAACCAGGTGTGGATTAACGCCAATCTGGTTTCAGCGTTTGCTAACCTGTTCACCAATAACCAATCGTACTCCTACAACGCGACCGGCTATGCTTCCGTGCAGGCGGCGGTAATTGACCCGGCAGAGCGTGCGGTTAACTTCGGCGCTATTCAGAAAGGTGTAACGCTGGACGCATCCCAAATCCGTATCGTGAATAACACCGTAGGAAAGGACATTTCTGCGACGCTGTATTCTCAGGGTTACTACCTTCACATCCCTGCGCAAACCGGTGCAGCGCGTATTGAGCGTGACCTGAAAGGGGTTATCTTCTTTTATGTCGATGGTCAGCTAATCCAGTCCATCACGATGTCTTCAACCGCAATTCTGTAAGGACGACAAAATGCCAATTGACATTACCAGTGCTAATTCCAAGCTGCGCATCGTCGTGCCTGCTTATTACCCGGGCGGTTTTGATGTGGACGACTACGCCGCCGACAACATGTTTGAAACTGGCGCGTTGCAGAACAAAGAGGACATGATGTCGGCGGATGGCAAATACCATGCTGGTTTCATCTTCAACCCGACTGAATTCACTATCAACCTGATGGCAACATCTAACGCCAGTCGCCTTCTCGATGACTGGATGGCCGCCGAGCGCACCGCTATTTCAGCCTTTGCATGTAACGCGGTTCTCACTGTTCCGGCGCTGAGCGCTAAGTGGAACTTTGTAAATGGTGTGCTGTATACGTGGACGCCGACGCCTCCGGGCCGTCGAATCCTTCAACCCCGCCCGGCGGTATTCCATTTTGAATCAGCAACACGGAGCGCTATCTAATGGCACGTAAAGAAATCATCTATGTCGTTGACAACGAAGGCCGTGACAAAGGTAAAGAGTTCATCATTACCGAAATGTCCGCATGGGATGCCGACACGCTGGCTCAGGATATCTTCCGGGCAATGGGTGAATCGAACTATAGCGGTATCCCGGCTGATGTGATCGCTATGGGATGTGCTGGTCTGGCGACCGTGGGCCTGAGCGTTATTTCTGCGTCATCCCCGGATGTGGCAAGAACACTGCGCGACCGCCTCATTGATACCGTTGAGGTTGTTATCTCTCACGATGGGGTCCAGCAGCGCCGCAAGGTTAATGGTGCTATTGATTTTGAAGAGGTGTCAACTATCCGCTCCCTGCTGGATAAAGTATTTCAGGTTAATTTCAATTTTTTAGCAATCGCCGAAGGGTAAAGTACCCGTTTCTTGAAGAGGAATCCCTTCCGGCTAAGTTAGTCACCACCGAAAATATTTCTCCATCCATCAGCGCTATTATCTGCTCTGGTAAAGCCTCTTACATCGATCTCCAGGAGAGGCTTTCCGTAGTGGATATGTACAACCTTCTTGAGATTATCTCCGTGGAAAACTTCAATCAGCGCGTGTGGCACAAGCACCAGGAGCAGCGATGATTATTAATGAGTTGGCCTATAAGGTCACCATCAAGGCCGATGAGTTCCTTAACGGTAAGAAGAAGGTTGGCAATGAGGTTAAAAAGCTGGAAGGTGACTTCGAGCGCTCTGGCCGCAACATTAAGCGCACTCTCAAATCGTCGGCTGAGGACTTCACTCAGTTCGGCAAGGCTGCCGTGTCGTCATTCCGTGGCGTTACTGTTGCTGCCGCTGGGTTCTTGGGTATTGGGGTTGGGTTGTACGGCATTAAGCAGTTATTTACCTCGACCGCAAACGAGATTGTTCGAGCCAGCACTCAGGCCAGGTTCTTCGGATCGGACGTGAACAAGATGTTCGGCGTTCGTCGCGGATTCCAGCAAGCAGGGCTAAACGGTGACGCCTTTATCGGCGCTTCCGGCAATGCTCGCATGGCGCTGGCGAACATCAAAGACCCGACTATATTCGGCGGCCTGACGGGTGCGGCACAAAACCTGATGGTGCTGGGCGCTCGCACTGGCCTGAACATCAACCAGCTTGGCGACCCTAACAAGGCGCTGACGGAGTTCACCCGGTACAGTAAAACGCACTCGCAAGACAACCTGATGCAGGTAATGTCTGCTGCCGGGTTCGACCCGACCGACGCCGCCAAGATTAAATCTGGTGAGCTGAAGTCACTGGTCGATTCTGAAACCAAGAAGTCAAACATTACCGCCGCACAGGTGAAAGAACAGGAAAACCTTGTTGTTAAAATGGGTGAACTTGGCTCGCAAATAGACCGAGTCGCTCAGGGATTTGCAATCGCCTTCGCGCCTGAAGTTATTGAGGGGATGGAGGCATTCGGAAAATGGATCGAGACACACCAGGGAGACATCATCGGTTTCTTCAATAGCGCTGGTGATGCGGTGAAAAAATTAACTGATGCCGTGGGTGGGGCTAATGCGCTGTTACTCCTGCTTGCTGTGGGGCTAAGGGCTAACCCGCTAGTCAGGGCAGCACTCGCAGCCACAAGCGTTATTAATGCCATAGATGATGTTCAGGGCAGCGCTAAGTCAAAAGGGCAAAGCGTTGGTGATTACATGTACGATAAGGTTCACGCACCAAGAGACCCGCTTACGTGGGGTGATGTAAGTAACTCTTGGGATAAGCTAACTGGATGGGTTGGCAATATGTTCTCTAGCGATCCAGTTCAGCATGCACAGTCAGGAAAGAAACAGCCTCTATCCAACGAGAGAATGAACGACTTGCTGCATGGTGTCATGATGACAGAGTCAGGTGGCAACCCCCTGGCCTACAATGCATCATCCGGCGCGGCCGGCGCTTATCAGCTCATGCCTGCTACAGCAAGAGATGTAGGACTCCGCGTTGATTCTCAGGTTGACGAACGGCTAGACCCTGAAAAATCCCGAGCCGCAGCCTCAATCCAGCTGAGCAAACTTTTAAAAAAATATGGTGGCAACGTTGATAACGCGCTGAGGGCTTACAACTGGGGCGAAGGTAATGTCGATAAGTGGATTGCCAATGGTAGCGACCCCGCAGCATTGCCAAAAGAAACCAGGGAGTACACCGGCAAGGTTCATGGCAACATGGGTGATGCGAGGAATTATTATGCCACTCAGGGACGCCTGGCTGATAGCAGGCCTTACCAGTTATCTTCTAGCGGCGGTAATCCCATCACAAACAGCACTTACATAAACACAGTTAACGTGAATAGCAACCCGCAAACGATGGATGCTCTCACGAAAAGCATTGAGCAAGTTGCGAGAAGGTCATCAACAAACGCGCCGTATTCAAGTGGCGTGAGGTAGTACACCTTAACCGATGCAATAACACGCACAGCCCACTCAGGTGGGGTTTAATTCATCTCAGTCTTATGATTTTTCTTACTTCTCTGACACTTTTTATTAAATTATGTTGAGGACGATCTCATATATTTGTTTTTAATGAAATTATTTCCTTAACAAGAGCCATAAACTTTCGCCCCTTGTACGGTGATAATCTTCTGGCAATTTTACCTAAAGAATGGATGGGAAACTTAGTTGTGCTCATGTAACCTGGCTCTGTTAACTCTATGTAAAGCTCGTCGTAATACTCAAGCAGAGGCTCGGCGTTCTCATTAAACTCCTTGCGCCTATCCCTACTTATGGCGTTGTAATGCCCCACAATTACTCCAATTGCAAAGGTAAGCAGGCCAAAAAGAAAACTCAAAAGAGGCAGTATATGTATGATTTTCTCTACTACCTTAATGGTGTCGTTGTCGATCACTTTATACCCCTATTCCTTGGCTGCTGCGTAGTCATCCGGTATGTGCTGATTCGGGTGTTGTGGGGGCCTTCATGTTAGCTTCAACTAACCAAATTTATCTTTTTCCCACGAACATGCCGATCACGAACGTGACCAGACTGAGCGCCGGTGTAATCAAAGGAGAGTAATATTGGAACAGCTTAATGTATTCATCCATGACTTCGGATTCCTGATATGGCCAATGGTTTCGCTATTCCTTGGTTATGTATGTGGCGGAGGACCTTCTTGGTCGCCCTTTTACAGGAAAAGTGAAGATAAGTGATCTTCGTATACCATCCTTGTAGGTGGAGTCTCTGGAAGTTACTAGCATCTAATCATCATTGTAGCTGGTGTCGCTATGGCGGATAGCAATTCATAGAATGCTGAATTAACTTTAGGATACTTCCCAAGAAGGTCTCTGCCGAGGATTACGACCATACTGTCCCGCTGACGCTCTTCTGTTTTGAAATGCTCGTTCAAAATAGAAACTATTTCAGCATTCATTGATAGACCATTAGATTTAACAGATAACTCAATTTTATATTTAAATTCAGTAGGTAACCCGCTTCAGCGCTGAGGGATCCCCACAAGTCAGCACTCCGGCGGGTTTTTTATTGCCCGGAGAAAAGATGAGCATCATAAGCCTGAACACTGCGGACATATTCAACGCTATCGGCGGAGGTTCGCCGCTCTCTATCATCAATAGCGTCCTTCATCCTCAGTACGTCATCAGAAAGCACAAATCATCAGAGGTGGCGCTTAATTTCAGTGGCATGGTTTCTATCCAGCCCAGCGGTCGGGCGCAGATAACCACCGCCCCGGTTGAGGGTGGGAAATATCAGTCAATAAACAAGGTAAAGGAGCCGTCGATTGTTCGTTGTGAGATTGTCATATCTGGGCTAACGGGGTTCTCTGGCAGCATTCCTAACATCTTCGATCTGACATTTACCAGTCAGAGCCGGGTGTTGGAAACCATCAAGAACATGCTGGAGAAAGCGGAGGTATACGACATCGAGACCCCGAAAGAGACGCTGACGAGTTATGACCTGGTTGATCACTCATACGAAGTGACATCGCAGCACTGCGTTTCTCTGCTGACCATATACCTTTACTTTCAGGAGGTCATGCAGCAAATGGTTGTCTCCCTATCGGGGGCGCAGGACAAAGACAAGCCAGCGAACAACGATAAATCCCAGGGCACTACCGGGATGGCTGAAATAACCAAAGAAGCAGGCTCTACGCCGTCCACTGTTGATCAGCTAAGCAACTCGTGGGAATCGCTGAAAAAATCTGTTGGCACGATTGCCGACTCAGCCGCAGGGAAAATAACCGCAGGATACCAGAGCGCACTGGAAACGGTGGCCAAGCCGGTTCTTACCGTTGTGGACAGTGCCGGGCAAAAGCTTGGTGAATTGGCTAAAAATATCACCGAGAAAAGCACATGAGAACAATCCCGCTTGAGCCTGAAAAGTCTCAGTCAATATCTATCAGCCTTGGCGGACAGCAGTGCCGCATCAGACTGGTTCAGCGTGTTTCTTTCCTATACATGGACATGGAGGTTAACGGCGTTCCTATTCTTCAGGGGGTTCCCTGCCTGTTTGGTAACAAGATGGTGCGCTACCGTCACCTGGGTTTCCGTGGGGATATGGTTTTCATTGATAACTCAGGTGAAAGCCATCCTCAGTGGGATGGATTGGGCAGGAGGTATTCCCTGTACTACATAGAGGAGAGCGAACTTGTACAAAAAGCGATCTCTCCGATTTGAGTTCACGAATCACCTTGAACCGTTTGAGGGAATGAAGGGCAACAACAAAATATCGATAGATAACGTTCGATCCAGCATATCCCTCCAGTCATCAGGAAATCTATTCGGGACACAGGTTAGCGCCAACCTTTACGGTTTAAGCATGGAATTACTTGCTGCCTTATCAGCAAGGGCGATGGGGAATTACGGCACGGGAACCGAAAGCGTGTCGCTGGATATTTTCGTTGAAGAGAATAAGATTTTCTCAGGGTTCATGAATTCATCCATTGCCAACATGAACATGGTTCCCAATGCGGCGCTCATAATAAACGCAACGGCAAGTTATGAGCTACAGAATAAGGTTATGCCCCCTTTTTCTTTCGGCGGCCCCATTCCGGTAACAGATATTTTGACGGCAATATGCAAGCCAGTAGGCTATGAGCCGTTAATTACCGGGCTGAAAAACCAGGTGGCGACAAATCCACACTACTCAGGTAGCGTTTTTGAACAGCTTTCAGGTGTATGTCATGACTTCGCGATAGCAATGTCTGTCATGCAGCCAAAAATATCCTTCTGGCCCTCGGAAAGTAAAAGGGATGACGTTATTCCCCTTGTTTCTCCCCGTCATGGGTTGATCGGTTATCCCATATTTTCAAACGGCGGGGTGATGTTTCAGACTCAGTTTTCAACCCTGCTGACGACAGGGAGGAATATAAACCTTGACACTTCACTACCTCACGCAAAGGGAACTTATCAACTCACCAGCGTGACGCATGAACTTTCATCAATGATACCTGATGGCCCGTGGCACTCAATATGCATGGCCAACAAACAAAGAGACGGAGTGTGACGTGTCAGATAAATCATTTACACCAACCGGGCCACAAACTAACGATGCGGAATCGCTTGATTATATTTTCAAGCAGATGTTATCAGGTTATTTCTTCATTGAAATTGTTGAAGTAAAGGCGATTAAAGGCGAAGCGCCAAATCTGACTGTCGATGTTCTCCCGCTAGTTGCTCGCCTTGACCAGAATAATCAGATGATACAAAACGCTGTAGTGTACAACATACCCGTTTACCGTGCGCAGCGTGGAAATAGTGCGATCATCATGAACCCCGTTCCGGGCGATATTGGGTGGATTGCCGTTTGCGACCGTGATAATTCTGTAGCCCGTGCAAATCGGAAAGAGTCTGTGCCGGGAAGTCGTCGGGCGCACAGTAAATCAGATGCCATCTATATGGGCGGCCTACTCAATATGCCGCCGACGCAGTTTATAGAGTTTGCAGATGGAGCACTGAATATCACTTCACCGAATCCGGTAAATATAACCTGTTCAAAAGCGACGGTAGTAGCCCCTCAAGGCGTAACTATAAATACCCCTTCCGCGCATTTCACCGGGGACGTAACGGCAGACGGCAACATCACTGATAATGCTGGAACACAGGCTTCATCACTAAAAATGTTGCGTGACAACTACAACGACCACAAACACCCCGTGAGTGGTGTTCAGCCAGGCTCTTCCACCGTCATTTCCAATGCTACGGATAAACCATCATGACCTACCGAACGCTAAAACTTTCGATGGAAGTGTGGGATTTGACATTGGATGGAAGCGGAAATATGGCTATTGCAGATTCAGGTTATGCGGTAGCTCAGGATGTTGCCAGCGCCTGCCTGGTGTTTGCTGGCGAGTGTTATTACGACAACACGTTGGGCATCCCGTGGAAAGAAGAGGTTCTTGGTCATCGTCCTTCACCGGGATACATTGCCGGGAAAATGGAGGCAGAGGCCAGAAAGCTACCCGTCGTCAATCAGGCGCTAGCTTCCGTGTTCTTCGACAAAAACACCCGGCAGACTCGCGGTGTTATCCGCTTAACTGATAACGACGGAAACGAATCGCAGGCCACCCTATGACAAAATTAAAAACGGCAGTCCCCGGAGTGACGATAACCGAAAATGGGTTAAGGGTGCCAGACATTGCCGATGTTCTTTCCGGTCGCCTTACTGACATGGATACAGCAATGGGGGGCGGGGCGAGTAAATCCCTGTCATCACCCCAGGGGCAGATTGCACAGTCTGACACTGAGATTATTGCCACAAACTATGACGCGCTTCTCTGCCTGTTCAACCAGATGAACCCAGACTACGCGACGGGGCGCTGGCAGGATGGGATAGGCCGCATCAACTTCATGGAGCGCATCGCTGCACGAGGGACTATAGTCACCGCAACTTGTACGGGAGAAGCCGGCAGGACAATCCCACAAGGAAGCACCGCACAGGATAAATCTGGATACATCTATGCGTCCATCAGCGCAGCCACGATTGGTCCTGACGGTTTGGTCGATGTCGAGTTCCAAAATCAGACGACCGGCCCTATAGCTTGCGGTGTTGGTGAACTAAACCAGATTGTATCTCCAATTTCAGGGTGGGATGCCCTAATTAATCATGCCTCTGGGGTAGTGGGTATTGATGTAGAGTCGCGCATTGCATTCGAGACGAGACGCCGACAATCTGTAGCACGCAAAGGAAGAAACACAGACGCGTCAACATTGGCGGCGCTTCTTGCTACCGATGGTGTACTTGACGCTTATGTATGGTCCAATCGAGAGGACGTGACGGTTAATAAGGGTGAAACATCATTCCCGGTAGCTCGCCACTCCCTCTATGTGTGTGTCTATGGAGGGACTGACGCAGATGTTGCGGAAGCGATATACGGAACAAAAAACCCCGGCGTAAACCTGAACGGAGACGCTACATTTATTATTCATGACAAAGAAAATTACAGCACACCCTATCCTGAATATATAATACAATGGAAGAAAGCAGAACCATTGAGGATATACTTTCGAGTGCAGATACAAAAGGACATAATTAATCTTCCGTCCGATGTAACTGCCCAGATTAAAAAAATGGTTTCCAGAGTTTTCAACGGTAACTACGAAGGAATAACAAAGGCGAGAATTGGATCAAGGATTAGCGGTGGTACCTATTACGCGCCCGTGATAAGCATTTCTCCTGAATACATGAATATTCTATCCTTAACCATTTCTGTGGATGGTGTTAATTATTCTCAGTCGGTAACGGCAGGAATAGATCAAGTACCCACCATACAGGAAGCTGACGTGGAGGTGATCACCGTGTGAGCTGGAAAGAAACCATACTAACTCAATACTCCGCAAGCCCAAGATTACTGGCAATCATCGAAACATTTAATCAGGCCATGAATCTTGATGATTTTACCGATAAATTTATAGATGAAGTTTGGGATGTAACAACAAATGGAACCTAC